GCACTTCTCGTCTGTAGCCCTGTTAAAATCTTTGAGGGCGTTGATGATGGTGCGAACCTGTTCTAGCTGCCACTCGTCGAGTTCAATCGTGATCTTTTTCTTTTCCATGTGTGCCAATCTCCTATGTGCTGGCGTTTCGATTACTTAGCGATACAGGTAATAAAACAGTGTGTCAAACAAAAAAAAACAGGGCCAGTCCGAAGACCAGCCCTGCTTACAGTTTTACACAGGAGAATTATACCCTACGAAGAGGAGATTTCATAGGGTATACACATCTTTAACACGGGTGTTCGCCATTTGTCAAGCCACTCTTTGCAGTCTTTTCGATCTTTTCCGACATACAGAGCTACCCACTTCGGATAGTCAACACAGTCACGAGACCTCACACGTCCCTTGTTAGTCTCTCCGATTCGGACGGACGATACAGGCGCGATAACTTCGTGACGCCCCTTTCTAGATACGACATGCGGCAGAAGGTCTGCCCCCTTTCTACTCTTGAAAAATTTCATCATCTTCCTCTTCGAAAGCTTCGATGTAGATGTCGATGGCTTCTCTGATAACATCAGACACAGCAAACTGTCCCAAAGAACCCTCTTGTCCCTTTTTCGAAATAGCTGCTAACTTGTCATACTGATCAACCGTCATTAGTAGATTGTACGTCTTTGTAGGTTCGTCAATCTTTGGTGGTCTTGGCATCTCGTACCTCTTTTGTTAGTCGTTTAGTTTCTTTGTTACGACGTTTGTCAGGAACAACCCTCTTTCCTAACTTTGGTAGGTCTTTAGCTATAGGGTTGATTCTATTTACTTTTTTCATATTATACTCCTGCCTGTGGGGACGTGTCAACTAAAAAATGTGATTGACCACCCTCTCATCGTACTGTAAGGTGTATGGAATTTCAACCTTTTTGAGGATAAAAACTGTGTCACCCTCTTGGCTCAAAGGCTATGTCGAGTCGCTTGTCTTCCCACAGATGACGAACTATCGATCAGACTGTCCGGTGTGTGAAGGAAAGAACACGTTTAGCGTCTCCGATACAGGGACGACGCGCCTGTTCTTTTGCTTCCACGCCGACTGTGGTGTGAAGGGCAGCACCGGAGTCACTTTCACAAAGGACTCGTCGGCTCACCTCTTCAAGCCTCGTGAAGAGAGGCGAGAATCGGACGCGCCGTTCGAAATCCCCCACACATTTGTGAGCTTGTCTCGTAGCCTCGACGCTGAACTTTACGTCAAGCGCGTCAATTCATACGATGCGTATCTGTTAGGCTTAGCTGACTTGCGCTACGACTTCAAGAAGAACCGAGTGGCCTACCTTGTAAAACGTGGTGGTCGTGTAGTAGACGCCGTAGGAAGGAGTATCGATGGAACATCTCCTAAGTGGTATCGTTACGGAGCTAGTGGATACCCTTTTGTATGTGGTGAAAAACCCCGTGCTATCGTTGTGGAAGATTGCGCTAGTGCTTGCTGTGTTTCACAAAGCTTCACAGGGGTAGCCTTACTCGGCACGAACCTCTTACCGAAACACATAGAGACTTTGAAAGCATTCGAGATGGTCTATGTCGCGCTCGACAAAGACGCGACGGACAAAGCGATTGACATCGTGCGGGTGCTTCGGAATCATGTACCTACAAAAATCATGGTGCTTCGCACCGACTTGAAAAACATGGACGGAGAAGATTTAGATGAGTTCCTACGATCCTATGTCGATTGACAAGCAAGTCTTGGGCTTCTGTCTTTCGACTGAATTCTTCTCGCAGGTTGGCAACATCGTCACACGAGAGATGTTCATCCGCGAGATGCGAGACGTGTTCGACACGATCTCATTCTCTCACACTAAGTATGGCAAGGACTTGACCATAGGGGAGCTGTCAACGCTCTTCAATGATCGGAACCCCGCCCTACCCGACAGCAGCCGTGAACGCGCTCAAGAACTCATCCTGAGTTTAGAGACGGGCAACCCCGAAAATACGGAGCTGCACCTAGATATTGTCAACAACTTCTGGCTGCGTGATCGCGCTCGTCAGATCGGTGAGAAGGCACTGTCGATCTTCACAGGAGAGAGTGAAGAGTTCGGTGAGCTGCGTCAACTTATTGACGCGGTGGAAGACGGACGCATATCCGACAAGACAACGTATAGTGTGGTTGAGGACGATCTCATAGAGTTGCTTGACGATCATGCGGGGCCGAAAGACTTCCCTTTTGAGTTTGACCTGATCCGAGAGAAAGTCGAGGGCTTAGATCGGGGGAACTTGGGTATCTTGTTCGCTCGTCCGGAAGTGGGTAAGACCACCTTCTGTTGCTTCCTTGCTGCCTCGTACATCCGGCAGGGGTTCAAGGTGACGTATTGGGCGAACGAAGAACCGGCACCGAAGATCAAGCTTCGTATGATTCAGAGTTACTTCGCTATCACCCGCGAGGACATGGTTCGTAACAAGGTGGCACTGCTTGAGCGTTACAAGACAGAGATCGCCCCGTACTTGACGATCCTCGATTCGGTGGGGACGTCTATGGAAGAGGTCAGCGAGTACGCCAAGCTCAACCGTCCCGATGTTATGTTCATGGATCAGCTCGACAAGTTTCGGATAAACGGAGAGTACAACCGGGGTGATGAGCGTCTCAAGGAAACGTATGTGCTCGCCCGTGAGATAGCGAAGCGAAACAGCCTTCTTGTGTGGGCTGTCAGCCAAGCGTCGAACGATGCACATGACCGTCAATTTATTGACTACTCGATGATGGACAACTCGAAGACGGGTAAGGCTGGTGAGGCTGACATCATTCTGGGGATAGGCAAGACAGGTTCTAGTGACACTGCCAATATCATACGACATCTTTGTATCTCGAAGAACAAGCTGAACGGATGGCACGGCATGATCAATTCTCAGATCGACGTGGATCGCGGGGTGTATTACTGATGTATTCTATCAATAAGTATCAGCGTCGGAAGCACTGGTTAAACCTATACAAGGTTAAGAAGAAGTGTCAGGTGTGCGGCTATGACAGGAATCCTTACGCGCTTCACTTCGATCATATAGTCTATCCGAAGTTCATGCAGATATCAAAGATGCTAAAGAAGTATCGCTTGAAGCGTCTGTTCGAAGAGATACGCAAATGTCAAGTCTTGTGTGCTAACTGCCACGCTGTAAAATCATGTGGAGATGAGAGGGAGAAGTACGGCTATGAGCAACCACCAAAATGAAGAGTTTTTTGAGCGCCTCTACGACGAGGAGCTACACGCGGTAGAGAAGCGTTGGCCTACGTTGCCGAAAGAGCAACAAGAGGGTTTCGCTCGTTGGTTCGCAAACAAGCGGTTCGAGGAGGAATCGGAGTGAATATCATAACTTTCGACGTGGAGACTACACACACGTCTAAACCGAATGGAGACACGACTCCGCTGCCGTACTTCGGTAATCGTCTCGTGTCTATCGGTTACAAGGAATTGAAGACGGATGTCGTCTATGACTGCTACTATCACTCGACGGAGCCGCCATCGTGGGAGGCGTTCTCGTACTTTCAGGGTGCCTTAGACGACTGTGACGTCCTCATCGGACACAACATCAAGTTCGATCTACAGTGGATTCGAGCTTGTGGATTCGTATACGAAGGAGATATCTATGATACGATGGTTGCGGAATATATCCTATCGAAGGGGCAGAGTCAGCCTCTCGGACTTGCTGCTGTTGCAGGGAAGTATGGTGGAGTGCAAAAGGAGAAGGACTTGGTTAAGCCCTATCTCGACGCGGGTCAGACGTTTTATGACATCCCGTGGGATATAATAGAAGAGTACGGTCAGGCTGACGTGTTAGCTACAGAACATGTCGCGCTCGCTCAGCTCAAGGAATTCGAAACAACATTTGAGGAGCTATACGGTGTCAAAGACTCTCGTCCCAACATTGAAGCTGTCGCTTGAGATGACGAACACTCTGTCTCGTGTAGAGCAGAATGGGCTTCGGATAAACAAGGGAACACTCGAACAGATCAAGGAGGAGTACACCCGTGAGATGCAAGACCTAGAGGTGCGTCTCAACGAGATGGCTCGTGAGGCTATGGGTGACACGCCCGTCAGTCTGACGAGTCCGGATGATCGTTCGATGCTGCTCTACTCTCGTAAGGTGAAAGACAAGCACGAATGGCGTCGTGTGTTCAACTTGGGTATGGAGCAGCGCGGTGCTACGATGAAGCCGAAGCAGCGGACGCGCATGAAGAGGGCTGAGTTCTCTCGTACGATACGAGGCTTGACCGACGTCCTCTACAAGACACGGGGGGAGCAGTGTCGAGACTGTGGTGGTTTCGGTCGCGTGTCTCCGATGAAGAAGGATGGCACCCCCGGCAAGGCGATTCGCATCTGTAAGACGTGTGGCGGGAAGGGCATCATCTACGTCCCGACTAGCAGTATTGCTGGGTTTAAGATCGTGCCGCGTGATGCGTACGACGTGGCATCTGCTGGTTTCAAGACGGATAAGACGACTCTCGATGATCGTTCGTCGGAGCTGTCGGGTGACGCCTTAGAGTTTGTCACTGCATACGTGCGCTACAACGCCCTGCGCACATATCTCAGCACTTTCGTAGAGGGCATCAAGAACAATGTCGATGGAAAAGATATCATACATCCGGAATTTATGCAGTGTGTTACGGCGACGGGTCGCCTTTCGAGCCGCAATCCTAACTTTCAGAATATGCCGCGTGGAAGTACCTTCGCTATACGCAAGGTTGTCGAGAGCCGCTTCGAAGGCGGTCTTATACTCGAAGGAGATTATTCGCAACTTGAGTTCCGGGTAGCGGGGTTCCTTGCTAAAGATGCACAGGCGTACATAGATGTGAAGGACGGTACGGACGTACACAGCTACACAGCGAGTGTTATCGGCTGTACACGACAACAGGCGAAAGCTCACACCTTCAAGCCGCTCTATGGTGGTGTCAGCGGCACCGACGCACAGAAACGCTACTACTCCGCTTTCAAGCAGAAGTACGAAGGCGTGACTGAGTGGCACGATCATCTCCAGCGCGAGGCTGTGGAGAAGCGTGTGATTACTCTGCCGTCGGGCAGACAGTACGCTTTCCCCAACGCTCGCTGGACGCAGTACGGCACAGCAGTGGGGCGGACGAACATATGCAACTATCCCGTGCAGGGGTTCGCTACTGCTGACCTTCTCCCTGCAGCACTCGTCCGGCTCGACAGACTATTCCGTGAATCGGAGCTGCAGTCTGTTATCTGCAATACTGTTCACGACTCTATCGTCATCGACGTGCATCCGGACGAGAAAGACGAGTGTATCTCCTTGATGCGTGAGGCTATGCTCGCCCTGCCGGAAGAGACGATGGAACGCTATGGCTTCCGGTACGACATGCCTGTCGGAATAGAACTAAAAATAGGCAAAAACTGGCTTGACTTAGAAGATGTTTAACAGTAGTATCAATCTACAATCCCCTGACAGAAGGAGTATCAGGTAATGCTTGGGACTGAAATCGCAAATGTAACGAATGAACTCGATCAGATTGCCGCCGCTTTTAACAGTGACGACACTGAAAAACTTATGGAACTTACCGGGCAGTCGTCCGGTAGCGAGAAGAGCGGACCGCCGCGTTTGAGCATCAACTATGATGTTGCAACCGACGACGGTAAGGCTCTCACCCGTGGTGACTGGAAGATGTATGTTGACGGTCGCTTCATCTATGCGTCGGAGGTCGTCCTCCGTCCGTTGCTCCGCATGTATGAATATAGCGTGTGGGATAATGAAGCGAATGACGGACGCGGGGGTTTCTCCTGTAAGTCTGTCCAGAAGCCTACATTTTCCGGCACCTTCCCCGACACGAGCGGGGGCAACAAGTGTGGTCGCCTGACCCGCGACGAAGAAGAGGGTCTCGACAAGAACGATCCCTCTCTCTTGCTGTCACGCTCTGTCGTGTGTAATCAGGTGATCTACGGTCGCATCAGCGGTGACTTCACTGACGCCGATGGTAACGCCGTACGCTTGAGTAACGAGCCTGTAATTTCTTATTTCAAGAAGTCGGGCTTCATCCCCATGTCGAACTTTATCAACGGACTCGCTAAGCAGCGGAAGTTGATGGCTCACTGTGAAATCCTTCTCCGCACTGAGAAGCAGAGGAAGGGGTCAGTCACCTACTGGACTCCACTTCCGACGCTCAACGGCTCCGCTGAGATCACAGAGGACGATAAGGAACTGTTCGGCATGTTCCGCGATATGATCGAAAGTCACAACAGCGGTGTGATGTCCTCGTATCGGGAAGCTGCGAAGATGATTGTCGATGATGGCGATGCTGATCTCGCGGCGGATTTCCAAGATGCTAACGCTTCTTAAAATCCAAGACTTCATGTCTAAGGCTGTGCAGGGGGACACTGATGTTCCCCTGTCAGTTCTTGAGGAGTTCGCAGAGGAGTGTAAGACGTCTACGGCGTCACAGCTCTCGCGGGGTAAAACCCCGTGGCGTCTCCGCATGTCCGGCTTAGGGCGTCCGGTGTGTCAGCAGGTGCTTGACAAGCAGGGGATCAAAGAGGAGATGGAATATAACTCTATGTTCCGCTTCCTTTTCGGAGATATCACAGAATCTATCCTCATGCTCATCATGCGTGAGGCCGGGGTTGATGTGGTTGACTATCAAAAACAAGTCGAGATAGAGATCGCAGGTCACAAGATTCGCGGCACACTCGACGTGATCATTCGCGACGAATCCGGTGTCGAGAAAGTGTGGGACATCAAGTCCGCGAGTGACTGGGCGTTTAAGAATAAGTTTACGAACTACGGCGGCTACGAGAAGATAAAGGAAGACGATCCTTTCGGATATCTCATGCAGGGCTTCCTCTACTCCGAAGCGTCAGGACTTCCGTTTGGCGGGTGGATCGTCGTGAACAAGTCGAGTGGTGAAGTTGCTGTGGTCGAAGCAGCGGACTGGTCAGGAGAAGATAAAGAGTATTATTTACAGCTCGCAGAGAATCGTGTGCAGAACCTCACAAAAGAAAATGTGACGTTCACTAAAATACAAGACGTCTTTGAGACACACAAGAAGGATGGCGAGTACGTCCGCACAGGTAACAAAGTCTTGGCGCGGCAGTGTCAGCTTTGTGGCTATCGTCATCACTGCTGGCCCGACGCAGAACTCCACGCCCGTGTGACATCTCGCGCTAAGACACCGCCCATGGAGTGGTATTCCAAATTGAAGAAGCGAGAACTGTGATGCCGTATCTCTTTATACACGACTACGATACTGAGCTTATAGACATGAATCCGGAGGTGCATCATCTCTACATCGAGGCACACACGGAGTTCGGAGGGGAGCGAAAGATTCGTAGGCTGCGTCAGATCGATAGAGGTCTTCCCCTCACTCTCCGAGAGAACTACGGAGACTTGGGAAACCTCTCTGCCGCTACTGAGCAGAGAGACATAACTAAGATAGAGGTCGAGCTTCAAAACATCGGAGCCGTCTCCAGACGAGGTAATATTGTATGCGTCCCACTGACCCCGCTGACAAACGAGCTTTTAATTATCGAAAAACTATCCCCAAAAGTGGTAGGGTATCTTCTTCAAAGAATGGCGTCCGTAGGAATGCGGCTATGAAGAAAAGCTCTGCACAGAAGGCGGGGTTTCGCTCTGCGTTCGAGCTTAACTTGGCGAAGACGCTCGCTAACAACAGTGTGCCTTTCGAATACGAGTCGAAGAAGTTCTCGTACGTTCCGAAACCTCGTGTGTACACACCCGACTTTTACTTGTCCGATTACGACATTTACATCGAAGCGAAGGGCTATTTTGATAAGAGTGATCGTGTGAAGATGCAGCTTATCAAAGAGCAATACCCTGATCTGGATATCCGTCTCGTTTTCTTAAACGCGCGGAATAAGATTTACAAGGGGAGCAAAACGTCGTACGGTGATTGGGCTACCCGTTACAACTTTGAGTGGGCCGAAGGATCGATACCCGCAGATTGGTATAAGAAAAATGGATGATAACGACATCGCTATGAACTTGGAGAAGATGTCACTTCTCGCTGACAGGTACTACATTATCCTCTCTCCTACCGGAGAGGGCGAGTTTCGCTTGACGGCGTATGACACTACAGATTTAGAATATGAATCAGACGAGGACTTCAACGCTGCTTTCATAGTTCAAGAGGGCTTACTCGCTATGTTGAGGGAGAACACAGAAGAGGTGTTCGAAGCCGGAGTCTTGTCGATTCAGCATCAAGCCTTAGAAGAAGAAGTTGTGGACAACCCGTCTGCTAACGTCGTAAAAGTAGACTTCGGAACTAAGCAGTGAGACACGAAGAGTATATGAAGATGCGTATGAAAGACGAAGACATGGTGAACTCGCCGCCACACTACAACCAAGCAGGGATTGAGTGTATTGATGCTATCCGGGCGGCTACAGACGAAGGCTACGGATACTACCTGCAAGGCAACATAATAAAGTACCTGTGGCGTTACCGCTATAAGAATGGCGTCGAAGATTTGAAGAAGGCGCAGTGGTACTTGGAGAAACTTATCGAGGAGACAGACCGTGAATAACATGCTACCTACACCCTATCAACAATTCATCCACAAGTCCCGCTACGCGCGTTGGCTCGACAACGAGCAGCGTCGTGAGAATTGGGACGAGACTGTCGAACGCTATCTCAAGTTCATGATCTATCAGGTGAAGGGTAAGCATCAGTTCGATCTCCCTGCACAAGATATTACCGACTTGCGGGATGCTATTTTGAGCCTTGAAATCATGCCGTCCATGAGGGCAATGATGACCGCAGGACCGGCCCTCGCACGAGACAACATTTGTGGTTACAACTGTAGCTACATCCCCGTAGACAGCCCCCGCGCGTTCGACGAGACGATGTATGTGCTGATGTGCGGCACAGGTGTGGGCTTCTCGGTAGAGCGGGAGAGCGTCGATAAGCTTCCCGTCATCAGTGATTCTATGAATAATTCTGACACCCTGATTGTCGTGTCCGACTCAAAGCCCGGCTGGGCGAAAGCGTATCGTGAACTCGTTGCGCTTCTCTACGCTGGTCAGATTCCGCAGTGGGACTTGTCGAACATCCGCCCGTCAGGTGCTCGCCTGAAGACGATGGGTGGTCGTGCATCCGGCCCCGGTCCTCTTGACGATCTGTTCAACTTCACTGTGCAGATGTTCAAGAAGGCGGCAGGGCGTCGTCTCTACCCGATTGAGTGCCACGACTTGATGTGCAAGATCG